TGGAAACTCAAGCGACGACAGCGTCTATCGCAAAGACCGTAGACGTCGTAAGGATAAAAGATCCGACGACGACGAAAGTCCGGAACGCGGCGAGTACGGGAAGAAGAAGTACCGGAAGAACCGCGGAGGGAACGTCACCGTGTCCGAACTCCGTGCCGAAATGGAGGAGTTACAGGGAGAACGGGATGCTCTCAGGGAGATAGTCTCTGGCCGGCGAGAAGAACTCGCCGAGGAAAAACGTGAAGCAGAAAAGCGTGCAAAACAGGCGGAAGAAGATTTAAAAGACCGTCTGATGTTTGATGCCGCTGAGGCCTCTCTGAGGGGGTACAACTTCGATCAAACGACACCAGTTCCATGGGGTGAGCCTAAAGGCACCTTTAAATGGAATGTTGTCGCGTCGTTGTGCTTTCTTGGTGTGTTCCATGCCTTGTCTGATTTGTCCACGGGTGCTGTGATTACAGCGCTGCTCTGGACACTTTGGTTCTGCTCCACATGGACGTCCATCCTTCTTGTTTACCTTTTGTCTCGACGGAGAAAGGTGAGCGCGGACTCAGCCACTGCTCGTATTTGGGGGTGGTTGATAAAGAGTCCGTGGATCTGCAGATTTTTGACACTGGAGATGCGGATACGAGAAGAGATGGGAGTGGCAGAGGGAGAGTTCGCCACATGGAAAATTGGTCAGGATTTGCGACCGACCAATTTCCAACACGTCCCCGTGACCCAGCCTGAGTCTAGGTTCACATTGCAGTATGGTTCATCATCCACTGTTTTTACGGTGTGCCATCTGCTAGGTTACGAATTTGACCTATTCGAAGTAGTGGTCTCAGATTCTTTACGTCCACTCCGCCCGAGTCTCGCGTTGTTAGCCGAGCTCTCGAATGCGGACGTGTGTGGAATGAATAAGGATCCCGCGGTAGCTAAAGACCGTATTGAGAACCAAATGCGAGTAGTCAAAGGGGTAAACCTCAACAAATTCACGGTAATGCTCGACGGAGTATACCAGGACACTGCCATAGTTGCTTTTGCCTTGTGGAGGCAGAGACAGCTTCGTGTCCGTGACCTTCCATATTTTTAGAACCCAGCGCGGGGGCCCTTTGTGCGGCCTATGGGTATCGGATCGGAGAGGTTCCTTTGGCGGATGTAGCACCCCCAAAGGAAGGGACGGTTATAAGCAGAATAACTGAGTCCCCTTACGACAGAAAACCGGTTGCTATTTCTTTAGGACCGACCGTAACTGTCGCTGCCTGCCCACATCCCGACCAGTATGATACTTCGACAACCTTAGCTGGAGTTTTAAAAAGAGTGGCGTCAAAACACCCCGAGCCGGATTTAAAAGTCCTCGAGCAGCTCGGTGAGTTCGTTCAAAATTGGCTTGAGGCAAACCTCACCCCCTTGGCGTCTGATTCGGACGTTTCCGTGGAAAGGTGGTTGATGCATTGCAACTATCCTGCTTGGAGAAGAGCAGAGTTGTTAGATAAATATTATAAAGTGGTGAACGAGTACGATCGTAAGCATACCAGGGCAAAGTGTTTCGTTAAGGACGAGACTTACCCCGAGTATAAGCATGCGAGAGGAATATATTCACGCTCCGACGAGTTCAAATGTTTCGTTGGGCCCTTCTTTAAGCTAATAGAAGAAGAGGTTTATAAAAGACCAGAATTTATCAAACATGTCCCAGTTGCAGACCGCCCCGCTTATAT